TTTTGCTCCAACATATCCCAAGACTTTCTGAATGTCTCATAATTACGCGAAGCAATTACCAACATACCCCTTGGAGGTCTCATCTTATCGAAATATTTTCTAATATACTCATCCATATGTGTCAGTGACATTGCTTTTGACCAGATGGAATAGATTGGGGAGTAACCATAAATTAATCCGGGCTTGTATTTTCCTGCTTTCCATATTATTTCCCCTTCTCCATAAATAACACGCTTTGGCTGTGGAATACCTATAGAATAGACGGAATTAACCTCACAAATGGCTTTTAAAGCCTGCGCACCGCACACATCACATGTATTTCTAGTCAATCTCTTGTCCCTGTGTTCAAATCTCGGACAGACAAAAATTTCATTTCGCTTGTCATCATAGCCTATTCTTCCGTCAGAATCAGCTATCATTGCCACCTGAGGCGGGTCAATCCTTAACATTTCCTTGATTTCCGTCCTTTTCTGTGATATGATTCCTGTTTTGTCGTCTATCCAATAATTTTTTAAAACAAGTAAATAGGCATTGTCTGCAACCTCAAAGTCTCTCTCTAACTGTCTCACAACATCCTCCAAAGTTTGCTCGTTTGAGTTTATTGTCTCAGACATCAAGCCTTCAAGTATCTTTCTGTTTTCCGGAATTGGTCTTAATAACTTATCACTGCCACAACTATCACACTGAACGTCATCCTCGATTATTTTCAGATTTGCTTTGTTAGTTGTCCTTCTTCTTGTTTTTGGAAGCGAGTTGTCAGCATTGTCCTCGTTTGACTGGAACGGTTGCTCGTCAGGAAGGTCGGTTGCGAGTGGTTCATACTGAAATTCTTTTCCGCATTGCGTGCATTTGAACTTCCATTTCTCAACAATCTCAAAACCATTCTTAAAAATTTCACGATTTAAAGTTTCAATGGGTATTCTTAAAGCATCTATGTTGTCGGCAAGCTCATAGATCATTATCAGGGGAAAAGGAAAAATTGGCAGTTTTGCACCGGTATCTGTTGCCATATATGGCTGTGCGATACTTGGTCTGGTGGTAGTTTCGCTAAAACCTTTCTCGATAGTGCCCCTTCCAGTAATAAATCCCTTTAACTGTTGCCATCTACCCATGAATTCTTATAAATAAGCTACCTTATAAACTTTGTCAGTTTTTGTAATGTTTTTGTCACATTCATACTTACAAACCACCTTCTAATAAAATACTTTCTTACCAGCGCTATGAAGGTATAGATTGCAGATATGCTAAGTCCTGTAGCAAGACTGTATTCTTCTATTCCGCTAACGAAATAAGGAAGCAAGAATATGTTTATCGGAAGATAAATCATAAAACCAATAACAATGTCGGTTATTGCTTCGACCAGGGATTTTTTTCTAGAGTCCTTCTTCATCCGTACCTTAAACCAACATATTAATATAAACGTTTCTGTATTTTTAAACTGAGCCTAGTAGTGTGAGCCTGCACGCCTTAAATAGGTAGACCGGACTGGCGATTCGGCTAGGCTCAATACTTTAATACGGCAGAATAAATCTGAATTATGGTTGAATTAGAAGTAGAAGATTATAACGAGATACTTGATTGGTTCCTGCTCGCATTTGGTAAAAAGTCGGCAGAAAGCCTTCCCTCAAAGGCTAAAAAAACGTTTTACAAACTGACCTTTCTCGCAGAAGACAAGATAAAGGAAGAAACGGACCGGCTTGACACAGACGAATAAACTTTTATATACGCTTGATATATCAACACCATGGATGAGGGCGAAAAAATTAATCGAAAGATATATATAAGCAACAGTATCATGGGGAAATATGTCCGAAGCCAAAAAAAGAATTCAGGAAATAGATGCAACACTAGAAAACTGTGTGGCGTTAATGGTCGAGCTTTACAACGAAAAACAAAAGCTAAAGAATGAGTCAAGTGACATTTCAGTGTAAGCAGTGCAAATGGAGATATGATGGAGATTTGAAACATTTATATATAGTATTGAAACATAAGAGGCAACATGAAAGGAAAACCTAGTGTATGGTGGCTTTGGATCGGCGGATTTATGCTGGCTACGGGAATAGGAATTCCTGGCGGAATTTTCCTAATCGCTCTTTGGTTTTACATGGATTACACATACAAGCAAGAAGTTAGACGGCAGAACGACTATTATGCATTTGGACCTGACCAGAGGAGTTTGGCATGAAGGTTCCATACAAGATAAAACTGGTAAAAATGCTCATAAAAGACAGGCGCTATCAGGACATATTTGAGATTACTGAAGGAGACGACATGAATGGAACCAAGTGTCTCACCATATGGTGGAGTGAATAAATCGGTGAATTTGGATGAAAATTAAAGACAACTCTTGCTCGGTTTGCTACAACAACAAGTTTTCTCGCAAAGGCAAAAACCTAATATGTTCGAAATGCGGTAAAACAACAGAAATGACTGATGGGAGTGTGTTAGATTGGTAAAATTCATATGCTTGACGTGCTGGAAGAGGAAGGATAACTCTGAAATCAAATGGTGGGAAGACAAGCAATGCTGCTCAAGGTGTTTTGACAAGTATGAAAGAATGGGGGTGAAATAATGGATATAGATAAATTTGGCATTCTCATAACAGTTGTAATAGTTGGAACTCTGTTGGGCTTTGGTGGAATGATATATGGTGAATATGGTTTCTCTGGCATAGAAATACCAGACCTGGTAAACATACCAAACAGCCCTCTTAACGAACCGGTAGAAAAAAACCCGTATTATGAGTGGTGCTACAAGATGAAGTTGGAGTGCTGATGAAAGACAGAAAAATATGCTTAAAGTGCTTTGATTTCATGGAGGAATTACAGCCATGTCATTTAAGATGCATGAATTGTGGCTCAGAACTGGATTGTTCGGATAAGGGATACCTGTGGTAGGAAATGAGCATGGAACCATCAAGAGTAAGAACTGGGGGAGATGAAGGGTGCAAATTCTGTGGCAAGGTCACAGCGTTTTTATGTGATGAGACAGCCTGTAATTCATGCCATGACGGGGGGTTATGCAAGCATTGAAGTCACTCGTGGAAAGACCTTTTAGGCTTGTTTTCATACACTAAATTTATAAGTATTAACATTATGCATGAATATAAATGACAGACGCATTTGTTCATAGGTTAGGCAGTGAGAAAAGTAAGCACATATATAATCCTATCAAATACTGGCTTTGCCCATTATGCAATAGCAGGATTTCAGGATACGTATTTTGGCTGGAACACATGATACAATCGCATAAGAAGACAAAAAGACAAGCTTTAAATATGGTAAAAAGAGGGAGTATACATGGTTACAAGAAAAAAGAAAGATGAGCCAAAGGACGACTTGGACATTCTCCAGAACTTGAATGTTTTGGGGCTCAACCTAGGAAGCCTGATTGAGAACCTGACTGGAGGCAATCTGGACAAACTAAACGAATACCGTAAAAAAAAAGGAAAAGACCCGATAGACATTAACATACACTACAGCACAAAGGGCATCCTTGGCGAAAGCGAATATAAATACAAACTCAGCGAGGAACGTGAAAAACAGAAAGAAAAAGCGAGGTTAGGAAAAATTAAAAAGGACTTGGAAGAGGGATTTGTACCCCCTGAAGAGAAGAAAGGAGAAGTTCCACCAGAAGAGAAAGAAACCAAGACTGGAAAGAAAAAGTCAAAGCCGAAGAAAAAATAAATGGAATATATTGCTAAGGTAGTACGTGTAGTTGATGGGGATACTTTGGATGTGGACATTAACCTGGGTTTTGACCTTACTTTGAGGGAAAGAGTCAGGCTGTATGGTATAAACACCCCCGAAATTCGTTCAAGTAACAAGGTTGAGAAGGCAGCAGGAATAATGTCACATAATTTTCTCATTGAAACACTCCTTGAATTCAACAATGATGTAAAGTTGGTCCTTCATGGGGAAGGAAAGTATGGCAGACCCCTTGCTGATGTTTATATAGGGAAGGATTTTCATACAAATGTGAACAATTTGTTGGTAAGTGAGGGCTATGCAAACCCCTACTTTGGTGGAAAAAGATAATAATTTTTTACGGGTTTTCGGTTTCAATGATGCTTATTTAGGTTCATTTATATTAGGCTCCCGCTTTTATATATCTATGTAAAAACTCAAAAATTGAAAAATTTTCCATGTTTACCTAGGCGGAAAACCCAGCGATCCACTTGGTGTGGAACTGCGATCCACTTGGGCATTGTGGACAAAAAAGCGATCCACTTGCCAGCGATCCACTTGCGATCGCAGCGATCCACTTGCGATCGGGCAAAGGTTTATAAGGGCGACATAAATGTAGGGTTCCATGAGTTTTGAAAAAGATTCAGATTCTTCCATCATCGCTGATGATGAAGAATGGGACGCATTTGACGTCTTTACTAGTGCCATTCGTGGTGCTGGTATTGCAGCCGAAATACGTCTAGCGAATGGTGGTCGCCCAATGGTAATGTGTAATGTAGGCACGTTAGTTGGCAAGCGTGGTGATAGGTATTACTTCGGTAATGTCTTCGTCATGGCAGGTCAGAAGAACGTAACATCATTATCTGAGCAGGCTCGTAAGCTTATTCAGGATTACCCTGAGGCTTCCATCACTCCTGAAGTCAAGGAACTACTTCAGTAGTCGCAACAGACAGTATGCTCGTCATACGACGGTATGATAGTATTACATTCCTGCACTTTTGAGCAGTATCC